CTAACAGGCTTTGATTTCACCATGAGGGACGACAACCCAGTCTATATGATTTTGAGTATAAATCTTGGTGGACTTTGCATCGCTATGCGCCATTCGACCTTGTGGATCTATCCCCTGCTGATCGAAGAGGTGAGCGGCCAATGCTCGAATTTCGTGAAAGGTTGGTCTTTCATCCATTGCCAGTTTGTCGCATAAACCTAGCTTGTCTCGCACTGCGGAAAAGGACCGGCTCAGATAATCCGGCGCAACCTGTGTCGGATGTGAAACCTCTTTGCTGCGTTTAACCTGCCGCTCAGGAATTCGATGAACGACAAACGGGCTGGCTACGTTATCGCGGCTTTCGTCAATAATTCGTTTCAATTCTTCCCCGATCGGGATTGCAACATGCGAGGCCTCTTTCTTCTGTACTTTCTGGCGGTGGATGTATAGCGTGCCATATATCCCATTCTCCGGCTGTGCCAGCCATACGCATCCGCAGACTCCATCTTTTGGCTCACTGATTGAATATCGGATTCGTGACACCTCGAGGCGTGCATGCGTCGTCTGCAATGCTAAGTCCATCGCGGTACGTAGCCATGGTTCGGCGGCGCGTCTGATGGCTTTAAAGTGTTTGAGTGACAGGCGCTGCCGTTTCTTCTCCTCAGTCCTGCGCATCTTTTTACGTGTGGCTGGGTTATCAAACATTAATGATTCATCGACCGCATAAGAGAAAAGTTTTTTAAGGAAGCTGACTTTCCTATTTTGTACGTTTGCTGAAGCTTCAGCATGATAATGGTTTATGTAGGCATTTACATGCTCCAGTTCAATATCGCAAGCGGGAATATTTATAAAAAAATCTTTCACACGAATAGCATCATTATTCCAATCGTCTAGGGTGTTTTGTGATGGCCGTTCATTCTCAATTGCTCGGTTCATAATATGGTCTATATATTCAGAAAATGGTTTGGCCTCACCAGCGATACCACCTGATTCTCTAATTAATATATCAACAGATGGTGCGTTTAATGGTCTCATTCTTAGGTTATATTCGCGAGCTATAGCAATCGCCATAGCTCGATCTTTACCAAGATTTTTTTTCTTTCCTGTAATAAGTGTAAATTTATATACACCCCGATCTTTATCAAATAAAAGATATTCTGGAAGGTGGCGATATTCTCTTTTTCTTGGTCTGGCTGCCATGATTAACCTTCATTTATTAGCTGTCGAACCGTATGATTAATCATTGAGTCTACTCCCCATTTTTCAGACTCGAAGACGAAAACAGATCCGTCGACGATCTTCCCTGTGAGTAGCCCATTTTCAACCCAACGTTTAATAGTTCGGTTATCCGGAATAGAGTCTTTAGCAAATTCGCGTTTGCCCCATTGACTAGCCTTCATTAGTTTTGCCATGACATGATCTCCATACAGCCCGGCTGCACCCGGGCGTTAGATTAATTCTTCGATGCTGATAGAATGGCTGCGAGCATGGCGACCCAACATAATTGCTGATTTAGCCATTTAGTCGGCCTCCCGCTTATGGCAATAGTGCCAACCATCCGGATGGGTTGTCGTCCTTCCGCATCGCGGGCAGGTGAACGACTCGGCTGCAGCGGTGTGGGACTCCAGTCCGGCGATGTGCTTTTCAGCAACATCCAATTCATCCCCCAGTTTCTGAGCCATCTGGAACCAGTTAGCGCGCTGATCTTCTTTTGTCTCCAACGCTTCTACCAGCGCGCCAATATCTTCTAACTTTAAAAACAGAACATCGTGGCCAAACTCTTTTGCGTGGGCTGAGCGGCGCTTGAGGCTGGTTAACAGTCGGGTGATATCAGCCATTGCTAACCTCGCGAAGCTTGGCAATATCGGCGGACAGCGCGGTATTGATATCCATCGATTCAGTCAGCGCGACATAAGTCACATCCAGACGGGTAGCGATATCACGCATCAGTTTTGCCTCTGCTGGTGGCAAACCCTGTGATGCGGCATGAGCTGCCGCAACGAGGTCTTTTACTTTTACGTGTGCCATTAGCGCCGCTCCATCAGCTGGTGGAAGCGGTTCATGAACATCCCATAGGACTGACCTGAGCGAACGGGATTGATTACGAATTGGTCGGTGGGAATAATTCCGTCGAGCATATGCCAGTGAGTGCCGTCGTCGATCTCGAAATCACGGCGTTCGCTGGCCAGCATGACTAAGTCGGCATATTTAACGGTAGGGTGCTGCTCCGCCGGCAGACCAAACTTTTTGCGGATCGCCGCATCAACACGTGCTTCTATCACCTGATAGTCGGGCAGCAATCGCTTGAGTGGTGCAGGGATGTCTTGCATATAAGTCTCTGCCGCGTCATGCAGTAAAGCCTCGAGTGCGAACTCCTGCGGCACAAGGTGGCTAACCAGAACGCTATGCTGCCCGACGCTGTAGAATTCCGGCAGATGGCCGGCAAAGCGGCAGATGTGCGAGAGGGCTGTTGCAATGTCCTCAATGACGATAGCGTCCTCTTGAATATCGTTATAGTTAAAGTGCTTGCCAGACAGTGTTTGAATAAAGCTCATCGTATTTCTCCGTTTAATAGCGCTCTGCACAGCGCTGAATTTTGGGTGTAGAAATCCCTCGCCAGGTGGCGATTAATTGCAGGATTACGCTTTAATAAATCCCCGCGGCGCCGGGAATTTCTCCATACACAACAGGGAAGAGCACCAGTTCAGAGCCTGAAGGAGAGAGGGTCCACGCTGTGAACCCGGTTCCGGGTAGGGTTAGTTCCCGGCGCCGGTGGTGCTCTTTCCTGTTGTGTAAAAAAAGGGCCCATCGGGGAGACTGGGCAAAGACTACACACAGCAATTTGAGTTGTGGCGGTGGTGCCTCCACCTGCCGGAACGGCCAGGCCCGGCGACGACACTTAACAAAACGATCATTCATTTCAAAAGTTGAATTAATGGCCACGCCGCGAGCGCTGAGCCGCATTACCACAACGGAAAGGGGCCGCGTAACCTGGCGCCGATCTGGCCGCTGCTCGGTTTGTACCGGATTCGTCCCCGGCCACTGGCGCAGACAACAAAGCTTCTATGCGCGTTCCAACCAGCCCCTTTCCTGTTGTGTCCCGGACTCTTCCCGGGCGTCACACCTTTTCGCCGCGCTGGTGGAGCGCACGTCGTGCCTGAAACACTTAGCTTGCACATTCCGGCTGTTCTGAGAGTTGATGGATAAAGGAACTCTCAGGCCGCTAACGCTGCATGTGCCATACAACGGTCGTGAATTTTGCCGTTCACAACTGGAAGCGCACTCCTTCAGTTACAAACCGATCCCCACCGGAAAGAAGGGGAATGCGCTTTCATGTTGTGGTGGCCAATGCTGAGCTTCAGCTTTTGCCATTTTCTTCAGATATCTTCGGGCGGGGTGCTAAGGGAGTGATTAGCCCTTATCCTTAACACTCCTACTGGTTTTCGGTATTCCTGGCTTGGGTATCGCCACCAGCTATAGGAATTTGACTACGAGGTGCGGTTAATCAGACCGCGACTCTGTTACCCCTCCCGAAGATATCTGTGATAATTAACCGCCCTTTGCTGGTAGACCCAGGATGGCGCGCATTTCTTTTTGAGTACGAATTGCATTTGCTATCGTCAGATCAACATCTCCGCGGTAAGCTGTTCCGTCTTCACATATAACTAAGGTGATAGTCTTTTTACCTTTTTTGCTTACCTCAAAACGGTGTGCTTTACGGACAACGTTACAACCGTTTTCCAGTGCATCTTTAATCAAGTTTTCAATGCCTTTGCTCGCCATGTGTAGCCTCTTTCAACGTTACCTTTCAGCGAATCATCCGGTTATTCATACGCCACCGGCGGCTACTTCGTGGGCGTCCTGCCTGTTCGCTGTTGATAAGTAAAATCTAAAATAATTTAGTTTTTGGTCAAGGTGAAATACTAAATATTTTTAGTTTTCACCGTTTGAAGGGAAGGGAAGATGATTAGCGGCGCATCTGGCGGCGGTGTTCGACAACAACGCCAATGATGGAGATTTTTTCGACGGCGGAGTTTAAGGGGGCAAAATCGGGATTTAACGGAATAAGCTCAAAGACTTCTTCACCGTCTTCGTTAATTCCTCTTGCACGATATTTCTTAAACGTAGCGTATTCGCTACCGTTCTTAGCGACAACGTAATCACCAGGTCCAGGGCAGAGGTCTGGATCCACGATGATGGTGTCTCCCTCTTTAAATTCTGGCTCCATTGATTTACCCCGCACCTTTAAAGCAAAAGTACCAAATGAATGGGCGCCAGTTGTCAGGATATAGTCGACAGCACCTTCAAGGTTGCGAGCGTCGCTTTCTGATGTCCATGTGCCGGCTTGTACCCAACTGATTATGGGAACTTGCATAGCACCGATAGTTGAAGGGCTTACGTTAGAAACCTCTTCTTTACCTGTTAGAAGAAAATTCTCAGAAACGCCAAAGTATCTCGCTAGTTTAGTTAGCGATACTCCGCCGGGAGTGTTTTGATCCTTTTCCCAGTAGCCGATAGTGACATCAGTTACGCCAACAACTCTTCCAAGCTGTTTCTGAGTGAGTTTTCTTTCCTTTCTTAATGATTTTAAACGACTTCCAAATGTGTTCACGGTTGTTCGCCATTTGCCAAAAACTAAATTATCTTAGCTTTAATTGACCTAAATTTGTTTCGTAAGTAATATCTAAATAAATTTAGGAGGATGTATGACAACAGCAGAGTTAGAGACGTTCTTTGGAACTCCCAATAAGCGGTTCACGCTACCAGAAATCAAAAACTTCTCTGGAGAACATCCGGGGTCGCTTACGTGACGGTTACAGCGTCAGCGATCTGCGTCTGGTTATCGACTTTAAGCATGAGCACTGGCGCGCCAATGACGAGCAGTATCAGTACATGCGTCCTGAAACGCTGTTTGGGCCGAAGAAATTCGAGGGTTACCTGCAAAGCGGAACCCGTTGGAATCAGAAAGGCAGGCCTAAGCGTGAAGATTGGGGAAAAAGTAAAAAGCAGTCCGAACTTCCTAACAGCTACTGCCAGGATGCTGGCATTGATATCTCTGCGCGTGACCTTGCCTGGCGCCGCTACCACGACCTTGAGGCTGACAACGAGCCGAAGAGCGAAATTGAGGTACAAGTCCGGGCCAGGGCCGATCGCGATGGTCTGAAAGCAAAGGGACATGACCATGGTCTGGCTCAGTTTGGATGGAACAATATCTGGTCTGTAGTGGCCAAGAACGGAGGAGCGGCATGAGAGCGCTGCTTACTCCTGAAGTGGTGCCACGCTTAGGCGTGGTACTTTTTAAGCCAGGTAAGGAACTGATGAGGCTTTTCCGCAATGGGAGGGTGCTCATCGAGTCTGAGCCAAAAAGTATGGCGGGGCTGGAGGCTGGTGCCGTTCCTGACGCGCGCCAGCCACTGGCTGAGGATAAGGAGCTGGAGGCGTTTTTTACCAATGAAAAGGTAATAAAAGCGGCAGGCGGCCTGCCAGCCCTTGAATACTGGCTGGAGCGCAATAAACGCGAATGCCAGTTTCGCCATTCTGATTATCACCACAATGAACTGGTGACCATGCGTCATCCTCCGGGAGCAATTCAACTCTGTTGGTATTGCGATACGCGCCTGCGGGAACAAACAACGAAAACCCTCAGCGATCTGGCTCGCCGTAATGTTGTCGACTGGATCATTGATACGGCGATTTTGGATCTGCAATTGGGCCTCGAAAGGGAGTTATCCCTCGCAGAGCTGTGCTGGTGGGCAGTATATGCTGGCGTCGCCGATGAGATAACCGAGACGATGGCGCAGCGCGGTCTTCGCTTACCAGAAGATAGATTCCAGTCCGTATATAAAGAAAGCGACATCCGGCCTTCAGTAGCTGCCACCAGCATTTTGCTGGAAAAGTTACCTACAGATGCGCCAAAGAAAAACGGCCACAGCCAAAACGCCCTGGCGCTGCCAGAGCAGCCGAAGGTTCTGTCGCTGGCTGTCGATCCTGAGTCGCCTGAATCATTCATGCTTAAACCTAAGCGCCGCCGTTGGGTTAACCAGACATACACCGATTGGGTAAAGCGTCAGCCATGCGAGTGCTGTCGTCGCCCCGCAGATGATCCGCATCATGTCATCGGGCATGGCATGGGCGGTACCGCAACCAAAACCCATGATCTCTTCGTGTTCCCTCTGTGCAGAGAGTGTCACGACGAGCTACATGCTGACGTAAATGCGTTTGAAGAGAAAAACGGCTCACAGCTGCAGCTGTTGTTTCGTTTCCTTGATAGAGCCATTGCGATCGGTGTGATTGTAAAATCTTAGATGTATGGAGAAAAGTATGCGAGATATGCACAAGGTTTTGGAATTATGGGGTGCATGGGCAAATAGTGAATCTTGCTCTGTTGACTACTCATCTATTGCCGCTGGTTTTAAAGGGCTTTTACCGCAGACTAGTAAATCGAGAATAATGTGCACTGACGACGATGGTTTAATAATTGAAGGTTGTATGGCTCTGTTGAGAAAAAGCAGACCGTATGATTACCAACTTTTAGTAGCACATTATCTTTATAACATATCCAAGCGAAAAATGGCAAAGCACAGAAAAAAGAGCGAGAAGCAGATTCGCGTTGAAATGCTGCTTGCTGAGGGCTTTATTGAAGGGTGCCTCTCGATGCTTAATATACGTTTAGATATGGGCTGAGAAAAAATAGAAGGCGGGGTTAATCCGCCTTTTTATTGAGTGATTCTAAGAAATCTTTGGTCTTTTGATTAGTGTCATTTCTATGCAGAAGTATGCTTTTGAACCTTTGTAATTCGTCATTAATTGATTTAACGAAAAAGAAAGAGTAGAGAGATGCCGCAATAACTCCTCCGCAAGATGAAATGAAATAAAGATGTATGCTTGTTCCCTTTGCAATGATTAACATACCCATAGCACCTAAAAAAGCAGCTAAGAGATAGAAAATAATAAGGAAGCTTAGTTGCTTTTTTTTGTAATCAATAAGTGGGCGCAAGCGTCTAATCTCGCTTTCTGAAAGAGACGTGTTTTCGTCGGCTTCCGATACTTTGAATAAAACTGCAGCGCAGTAACTGAAAGGGAATATCATTAAAGTTATCAAAGCCCAAGGGGCAGAGGTACTACCCAGATCAATCTTTTTCACCGCAAAATAAAAGATAGTAAAACCGAAGGCAAAAGCGGAAATGAATTTTAATAAAAATTTGAATAAATTCATATTCCGCCCCTTTGTTATTGTTTTTTAACGCTTATTTCACCAGCTTGGACTTTCGAAGCCAGCCACTTATGCATTTGCAAATATAAATCATTTTCATCAATTAGTCCATTGTTAAATTGGACGTTTACTTTGCCAGAAAGTTTTAGGTCATTACCTTTTATAGTTCCACCACCTTGAAGGTTAATGCTAATTTCATCATCATCTATATTTCTTAATGAAGTGGCTAAAGTGTCAAGAACCCTTTGACCATCTTTGTTGGTCTTTCTGAAATATGTAATCTCTAAGTTGACTTGCAGATTCGATTCATCTAATGAATCTTCAAGTTTTAGATCGTTAAACCAACCTTCACCAAAAGCAGCTCTTATTATGTCCCCACCTTTACCGGTAGGCATGAATTTTATTTTTTTTACTTTCTCTAGCGGCGACCTTGCTACTTCACTTAGATCTTGTGTATTGGCTGTGTGAGTAATATTAACAACCTCAGATGGTTCTTTGTTTTTAATTGGGACGCTACCTAGATTTATTTTTTTTACTGGGCTTTCATGCATTTTTTTTATTGTTTCTTCTGTCGGTTTATCCTGAAGGATAAGAAAGCTATCAGTGTCAAAAATAGAGCCAAAAGAATGTATCAACCAATTTAGATGAGTCTCGATATCTTTAATCCGTAATGAGCTTGATTGCACAATCATTACATGATTGCCACGAATTCCGAAATATAGAATTGAATCTACGAATTCACGTTTAATTTTTTGTTTTTCTTCTTCACTTATCTTCTCATCTCCTTCTAATTTTATTTGCTTTGATGTTATGGCGTTAATATCATAGTAATTAACATCATCAGCGATGGTCATAAGTGTCTGACTTTTACCTTGTTCAAATAGAATTAGTTGTCCAAAAAGCACAGTTTTAAATGTGTTGCTTCGGTTGACCATCCGATAACCACTATCACTATCAGCTGGGTTTATTTGCTCTCTGCGCATACTTACTTTAGGAGCAGAGCCATTCTCGGAAATGATCGAATCAATGATTTCTTGCAGTGTCGCCGCGCAGTTTGGAATGACTGCTCGTTTATAATGAATTACTTTGCTGCGACTTTCTTTCATTAGCTGTGTCCTTCTTTAATCAATTTTTGAAGAGTCTTTAGTAATTTTGGAAATAGTGCAAATCAATGAGTTAATGTAAATGCTAAACTACAATATAAAGTGCAAAAAATCACTAACGCGGTCCGCATTTTGTTGTGTAACGTGATAAGTGTAGTCACTTCGACATCAGCTTATGTCCCAGAACCCTTCTGTGGCGGCTTTTTGTCGGTTGAACCATTCCTTCTCCTTCCTTTCAAAATAAACAAAAATGTTTATTTTAATACTTGAATGTATAAACAAAAATGTTTATAATTATCTCAAGTTAATCAGACAGGAGGAGGAAGTGAAGCAAAGCGAGTTGAGGCGTTGGCTTGCAGCTCAAGGGGCAGAGTTTAAAGATGGTACCAACCACCTGAAAATCTACCTCAACGGCAAGCAAACGGTAATGCCGAGACATCCGGGTAAGGAAATACCGGAACCGCTTAGGAAAGCAATTCTTAAGCAACTCGGCATCAAATAAAATCCAGCCCTTCGGGGCTGGTACTCGTGGAGGTTCACTTAATCAATATGCGATACCCGGTAATTTTTGAGCATGACGAAACCGGCTGGGCGGTATTCTTTCCGGATATCCCAGAGGCAATGACGGGCGGGGAGACCAGGGAGGAAGCGTTAGAAATGGCGCAGGATGCCCTGGTGACGGCTTTTGATTTTTACTTTGATGACCGCCGGGAGATTCCCGCTCCATCAGCAGAAGGTGAGGCATTTGTTGAGGTTCCGGCCAGTGTGGCAGCGAAAGTATTACTGCTAAACCGTCTGGTGAGCACCAATACCAGTAATGCTGAGCTTGCCCGCATGATTAATACGCGCCCACAGGAAGTACAGCGCATCGTATCACTTGGTCACAGCACCAAAATTGATACGATTCAAAAAGCGCTATCAGCGCTGGGACAACAGATGGAAATTGTCGTTCGTTAATCACCATCCCCCTTAATCAAAAGGTCGCCGTGTTGGCGGCCTTTTTTATTGCCTTCGATATTCATTATTTCTTACACGTATAGCACCTCAACAGGAGGTGTCGGATGAACAGAACCATGCCTGACAAAATTGCCTCTGCAGTAGGGTATTGCACTTCGGGCGGCCTCATCTGCTGGGGCGGCATTGCCAGATGGGTACATGAGCTCGACTGGAATTTGATTGCGGTCGTCGGCGGCTTCGTGATCGGCTTACTGACTTTCTTCGTGAACTTTTATTTTAAGCGGCGCCAAACCAGAGCATATGAAAAGGCTCTGGCACGAGGCTATGTAACACCACCACCACAGGATCACTGACATGGCCAACCTGAAAACGAAACTCAGCGCAGCCATGCTGGGATTAATAGCGGCTGGTGCATCCGCCCCAACCCTGATGGATCAGTTCCTGGATGAGAAAGAAGGTAACAGCCTTACCGCGTATCGCGATGGTAGCCAGGGTATCTGGACTATTTGCCGAGGTGCCACGCGTATTGATGGTAAACCTGTCACGCAGGGAATGAAGTTAACCCAGGCAAAATGCGACGAGGTGAATGCTATCGAACGTGATAAGGCGCTGGCGTGGGTTGACCGGAATATCCGCGTTCCGTTGACGCCTCCGCAGAAAGTCGGCATTGCTTCATTCTGTCCGTACAACATCGGCCCCGGTAAATGCTTCCCGTCTACGTTCTACCAGCGCATCAACGCCGGCGACCGTAAAGGCGCATGTGAAGCGATTCGCTGGTGGATTAAGGACGGTGGGAAGGATTGCCGCATACGCTCTAATAACTGCTATGGGCAGGTAACTCGCCGGGATCAGGAAAGTGCGCTGACGTGCTGGGGGATTGACCAGTGAATGCAACTTACTTAAAGCCAGCTATCGCCGCGGTGATTATTGCTGGTGCCTTTGTTGCTGGTTTAGCCTGGAGCGATCGGGCATGGGAAAAGCGGTGGGCTGAACGTGATAGCGCCGAATCGGCTCAGGAAGTTAACGCGCAAACCGCCGCCCGGATGATTGAACAGGGGCGCTTGATCGCCCGCGATGAGGCCGTAAAAGATGCTCAAGCCCAAACTGCAGCAGCGCGCGCTGCTGCCGCTGATCTCTCTGGCACTGTTAACCAGCTGCGCCAGCAGGCAAAAAAACTTGCCACCCGCCTGGACGCCGCAAAGCACACCGCAAGTCTTGCCGCTACCGTCAGAAGCAAAACAACCGGAGCCACCGCCGGAATGCTCGCCGACATGCTTGGAGACCTTGCAGAAGAGGCTCGACGGTATGCTGCAATCGCTGACGAACGCTACACAGCAGGAATGACCTGTGAGAGGATTTACGAATCGGTGAGGACTTCTATCCCAGCGAAAGAGTAGATCTTCCCATTACTGCAAACACAACAGCACACATTTGTTAAAAACCTGTGATAAAGTCAGGCTTTATAAGGGGCAATCACATGATATCGTGTGACGAAGTTATAAACTATGGAATGGCTGACTTAATGAATTCGGAGTAATTGTGACGATTCACAGCGATTTGGAAGCTTACTTATTATTATTACTTAACATGTGGCCTGTATTGATAATTGTTTGTATTGGGATGGCATTGGCGTTTTATGGCGTATTCATGCGCAAGACGGCCATAACTTTAATCGTACTGGCAATAATTATTGGTGCGTTAGGTTGGATGTATGCCTGATTGTGGAAATATATTTTTCCTTATTTTCTACGGTCGCTGATGCGACCTTTTTTATGGGCATTGATGCATCAAATCCGCATGATTTATGTTGGTTTTGTAGGGGGTAAATAAAAAAATAGCCCTGCTTTATGGGGGAGCAGAGCGAGATGTAATATGAATAAAGCAGTTATCTTTTAGGTCAGAACTGACGTTATCACATTTTCCCGACATTTCAATGCACTGGATATATCAAGTTCTAAATCCGGATGTTTCTTTTGCCAAATAGCCTTTGAATAGAGTTTTTTAATGCCGCCCAGTAACGCCATGATGTTTAACCAGTAGCCTCGCATGTGCGGGGCTTTTTTATTCATAAAGGTACATGATGCAAAATATCAAGATTGAATACGTTAATGGCGCGCTGGTGGCGCTGGAGCGTGACGGTGTGTCTTACGCGCATCTGCCAGTCTCAGCTAAAATCGTGGGCGCAGTTCTTGAGCGAGTACGCCACACGGCAGCAGAACATCGACACGGCGCTAACAGCGGCGAACAAGGATCAGGCGAAGACTACGGCCGCCAACACGTGGACGAAGTCACAGACATGGAACGCGGTGAACACGTTTAAAGATCTTGTGACATTCGAGAAACAGGTGAATATCGGAGGCAAGACGACAATCAGAAATGGCCTAGAGCTGTTTTTTGATACTCCTTACATTGATTTTCATCATGGGAATAGTGAGGCAGATTTTACACACAGAATCATCACCGAGGACGGAGCGCTGACTATCTCCCCCGGATTGAGGATCAGGAATGGCGGAATTGGCGTCTATTCAGGGACAATCACAAACTATCACGGCAACTATTCGCGATCGTATGTTGCAATGTTACAAAATGACCCCCCCACGGCTAACACGGGGGATATTATTGCATCCCCCGCGTCTGAATGGAGGTTTAGAAATCGCGGGGCAGATAGTAACGGGGATTCTGGTGGGTGCGCTATCTGGTATGAGGAACAGGTAGGAACGGCACACAAATTAGTTATGCAGGTGCGCGGATTTAATGCGCCTGTTCAGTATACAGCGTTCCTACCTGACGGCAGGATCCAGAACAGCACGAAAGGATTTGTTCAATTCCAGGGAACGTCCGACGCGAGGCTGAAGCACGACATCAAGCCAACAGACGGCCAGCAGTCAGTCGAACGCATCCGGGCGCTTGAGATGGTGACGTTCGTCTATAACGACGACGAGCAGAGCAGGACGCGCCGGGGTATCATCGCGCAGCAGGCGCGGGAGGTTGATCCGCAGTACGTCAAGAACAGCAAAATGGCGTACATGAAGGACGGAGAGAAGGTGGAAACCGAATTTCTTCAACTGGACAACAACGTGATCATGATGGACACACTGGCTGCGGTACAAGTATTGATTAAGCGAGTAGACGAACTGGAGGATAGATTGAGTAAAATTTCAGATTAATCTGAATATACTCCAGCTGGTCTTTGGCGTTTGGGCTGCTGTGTACTGGAGTATTTGAGTTAAGCATAGGAGTTTTAGTGCAAAGTATGTGGCGCTCCTTGCTGAAATGCGACCCAAGTAATTTCACCTTTTTCAAGTTTCACTATCAGCTCGCATTCAGTAGTAGGTAGAACCAGACCTTTTTTCCTAAGATATTCAGTTAATTTTTTTGTCATTTCTTCAAGTTGCTTAGGGTCGTTTTCGTCTTTCATTCTTCCCCCAGCCACATATCTGCTTCTTCAAACATTTCTTGAATAGCTGCACTAATCCTTTCTTTTTCGTGTTTGCTTGCATCAGTGTTGATAGCGGGTAATGACATCATTGGCTTTACCCTAATATCAGCATCAGGAAAGATGCGATGTATGCGCTTGGTTAGTTCGCCATGGATTAGCGCTTTCGCATCTGGCAGGCCTTCGAAGTTTCTTTTGTCGTAGATGAGTTCAACAAACATGGATATCTCCCCTTTACTGTGTTTATATACAGTATATATACTGTATTTATGTACAGTGTCAAGTTCAGGAGTCAGTATCATGGGATTTCCATCACCAGCGCAAGACTATGAAGATAAGGGAATATCTCTTGATGAGCGGTTTATAAGAGACCCGTCTGCAACGTACTTTATGCGAGCAGCAAGTACCTACTATCAAGCGGGGATCATTCAGGGGGCTTTACTTGTAATCGATTCTTCGCTGAGCCCATGTGATGGTTCGTTACTCATTTGCGCGGTCGACGGTGAGCTTAAGATAAAGAGATACAGAGTGATGCCTCGACCTTATCTGGAAGATCTGCAGACAGGGAGAAGGGAAGCGATACCTAGAGACAATGACGATGGCTACAGTAACCAGCGCGCTGTATTTGGAGTCATTACTTATATTATCAATGATGCACGTTTGGGGGAGTTTGATGATTGCCCTGTTATGTGA